GATCTCGCCGTGATGATGATCGGTGTAGGTGATCGACGTCGTCTGCGGGTCGAGTTCGGACGAGATATCGGTGCCCTGATAGATCAGCGAGAAATAGGGTTTGCGGGCCATGGCGTCCTCAATAGGTCGGGTTCTGCCGCTTCCAGGGCGGCAGAAGATCGGTGTTTGTCGCTTCTTCCTCGATCACGGGAATTCTGAGCGTGAGACCACGCGGCAGGATCAGCGGCGGCACAGCAAGCGTATCGCGCCAAAGGTCGCGGTTCGTTTCCAGCAGCAATGTCTGAAGGTTCTGGTCGCCATAGTAGCGATAGGCAAGCAAGTCCCATCGGTCGCCGGCCAAGGTCACGTATTCAAAGTACTCCCCGGTCAGTGCCGTCATTTCCTGACCTCCGGGTTGCGGCTCGCGCTCGATGAACGAGCCGGCGCACGCGCTTTGGCGATGGACGTGATCAGCGAGAACAATCCGCCCGCAATTGGGTCTTCCAGAAGGCCAATGGTCGCCTCGACGCGAACCGGTGATCCTGCCCGATCCGTGTGGGTGATGCTGCCTGAAAGGCTTTCGATCACGTAGCGCGTGCCGTTAAAAACACCATTGCCCAGGACAAGAGGCAGCGGCGTTTTTAACGCGAAGGCGGCTTCCAGCTTCGCCAGCTCGGAGGCAGGATCGCAGAATTCTTCGGAAAAGAAGAAATCGAATGTGCGCCGATCAAGCTCGGAGCCGATCTCCTGAAGTACGGGTTTACCGCGCGTCGGCTGGTGCTGCGCGAAGGTGTTGGCGTAGTCGAACGTGTGGCCGACAGGGCCGGTCAGCGGAGCGATACCAAGCGGAATGGAACCGAGAAGGTAGATCAAACCTTGGTCCTCCCACGCCTGCGGTCTTCTTCATCCATCAGCTTGGCGATATGGCGTGAATGATCGTCCAACATCTTGGCGAAGTCGGCCTTCAGGTTTTCCGGTGTGCCGGGCGGCAGCGTGACGGTCGGCTTGTACTCCAGCGTCATGTTACCGCCAGAACCGGACGCCGACGCCGACTGGACGGCGGCGCTGGCGACCTGCGCCCGCACAGCGTCCGCGCCGGTCGCAGTCGTTGCAACGGCCGGCGCGGTGACGGCGGCCGCCCCCATCGTTGCCGCAGCCGCCGCACGCATGGCCTTCACCATCGGGTCAGGGCGGATCGATTGCGCGATGGTCTCGCCGAACTTCAGGCGATGGATGTCTGAAAGTGGCCCGACCTTGGCCGGGGAAGACGGCAAATGATCGCGCATCATCTGCGCTACCCGTGCAATCTCGGCCACGGCGACTTGTGCGCGGGCACGGATGCCGGCCGCCATCGTGTCCATCAGCGCGGCGCCCTGGTCGTAAAAGCTGACGGAGGCCATTACCGCCTGCGCCTGCCGAAGCGACGTGGTAACCGACGTCAACACGTCGCCCGCCGCCTGCTGGAGCGCTGACATCCGCCCCATGGCAGAGGTCGTGTCGATGGCGGCGATGCGCTGCATGTCCGCTTCCAGCTTTTCGGCGGCGGCAGAGGCGGCAAGAACCGTCGAAGGGTCAGCGACCGAGACCGAGGCGGCCTCACCACCGCCGAAGGAGAACACGGATTTAACGCGCTCCCACGCGGCCGTCGCGCGGCCTGTGACATCGCTCAGATAAGAGCTGACCGCACCGCCGATATCGCCCCATGCTACCTTGATGCTTTCAAGGGGGGACCAAGAGAACAGCGCTTTCATGCGGTCCCAAACACCCATCGCTGCCGAGAGACCGGCATCCAGCGCGGCCGAAACCGCCCCGCTGATCTCTGACCAATTGGCAATAATCATGATGGCCGGATGCCACGCGAGCAGTGTTTTCAGGCTGTCCCAGGCCGATGATGCCACAGCCACGATGCCGCGAAAGACGGTCGAGACCGTTTCTGTCACCGCGTTCCATGCGGCAGAAGCGCCCGCCGTTATGGAAGACCAGAGGTCGACAAAGAATGCCTTGATCGGCTCCCAGTTGGCATAAATCGCGAAGGCGGCAGCGGCAATCGCGGCAATCGCCAGACCGATAGGGTTGGCGAAAAGGGCGGTGGAAAGCATGGTCAGGCCCATTGCGATCTGCACGATCCCCGCCGCCGTGGAAATCAGGACCGGCGCGAAGGCCATGCCGGCAAGGATCATCGCGAGATTTTCCCAACCGCCAACATATTGAGCCGCGGCCGCCAGATATCCGGCAAGCTTTTCCATGACCGCCCAAACGCGTGTAGCGAATTCCCAAGCGGTCTGAAGGACGAACATGATACGATTGCTGACGTAGGTCGCCCATTCTTGAATTGTGCCATCGGCCGAAAGCCGATCTATCAGATCAAGCGCGAGTTGAAGCTTGTCTTTCATCCAGTCGAACAGGCCCGCATCCATGACCTTCAGTTTGAACTGAAGCCATGAATCAGACAGTTTGCCCATCATGCCATCCCAAGTCCGCGCCATCTTGGCGGACGCTCCGGCGTTCATGCGGCCCATTTCGTCAATGATGAACTGAATGGCATCGCGACCAAGTTTACCCTTGGAGGCCATATCCTGAAGGTCGCCGGCGCTCTTCTTGTACTTCTTCGACAGGATGTCCCAGACCGGAACGCCGCGTTCGAGAAGCTGGAGCGCTTCCTCACCCTGAAGTTTTTGTTTGGTCCATGCCTGACCGAGCGCCAGCGTCAGGCCGTCCAGTTGCTCCGTGCCTTTGCCGGAAGCCGCCATGGTATCGGTCAGCGCCTGAAGCGTACCGTTGGTCGGATCAAGGCCGAAAGTCTTCAGGTTGCGATAGCTTTCAACGACCTGATCAAGTTCAAGCGGCGTATCGACTGCGAATTTTTCGATCCACGCCATGGCCTTCTGCCCCTTGGCGGAGGAACCTTCAAGCGTCTCAAGTTGGATACGGTAACTTTCGAAAGCTTTGGCTGTGTCAAGGAATTGTCCGGCCGCCAACGCCGAAGTACCGAAAGCCGTCGTTGCAAGACCTGCCGCAAGCACGACGCCACGAAATGCTTTACCGGCCCCGGCACCGATCTGACCCAAGCCGGATTTTGCAAGCGCAACCGTCTTTTGGTGGAGGGCGACGGTCGCTCTGGCCGCTGCGTTCGCACCAGCGACGACGCCGTTGTAAGCCGACCGGCCAACCGAACCGATCCGGCTCAATATGTTGGCCAGCCGTTCGTTCGCCCGTGTAGATTTGTCGGCAGCCGAAGCGGCTTTCTGCGAACCGGCCACGGCAGAGGATGACGCCTTCTTTTCGGCCGCCATGATCTTGCCCATGACCTTCGTGGCTCGGTCGATGCCCTCGAAAATCATGGCAAAGCGCATGAAAAAACCTCCGGTCAGTGTCCTGATCGAAGGTTTCGCACGTTACATTCAGAAAAATCGTACCGGACACGATGTCCGGTCACTTGCTCTGGGCGTTGCGGATCGCCTCCGCCTTTGCCTCTTCCAACGCGACGGCCTCTTCGTACCACCACGCGAATTCTTCCTCATTCATGGCATTGAGGTCGCCATGTGTCCAGCCCTGCCCGATCATGAACAGGTGCTGGGCCGGAGCAGAAAGCGTCAGGCCGCTTCCGTCCGTTCCTTTCCCTCGTCTTCATCGCCGAAGATCTTGCCGAGCAGCGCCATGGTGTCGCCGGCCGGCACCAGTTCCGCGAGATCGGTGAGCGTGATCTTTTCGCCGTCGAAACGGACGACTTCGCAGATAAACGCGGCCTGAGCCTTCGGCGTGTCACCCTTGGCGATCCGCTGCGCCGCCATCCAGCGCCCGTGGTTGATGAAATTCGGGATCGTAGCGACGACGCCCGATTCCTCCAGGTGGAAGTCATAGGTGCCGCTTTTCGCAGCGCGGTTGGCTTTCAGCTTGGCGACAACGACGCTATCGGTCTTCTCTGCCATGGTCAGTCCTCTCTCTGTTCAGACGTTAGAAATCAGGGTGCCGGTCGCGCGATTAACGCGGCCAGACGTCTTCGCCGTTGATGCGATAGATGTTGTTCCATGCATCGAACTCGATGATGGGCGTGCCCGCGCCGTAAACCTTCTGGACGAAGTAACCGATGGAGATGTCATGCTCCTGGCCGAGGTTTTCGCCGAGCTTGGCGCTGCGCCCGCCCGTCTTCATCATCTGGAAGCCGATATGGGTGATCAGCGTGTGCGACTGGTCGCTGTTCAGCCCTTCACCGTCGAATACATCAACGTAAGAATGAAGCTGGAGCTTCATGACCTTCGTCGGGTTCAGGATCGAGCGGGAAACCTCCTCGTCCAGCCATTCGAAGCTGATCTTTCCGGTGATCGCCTCTACGGGACGGCCCGGCAGCTTGAGGACGCCAATCATGCCGAGCGTCTTGTGGTCGACCTCGGTATGACTGATCTCGCCGAGATCGAGTTCGGCAACGCGGCCGCAAACGTCCACATCGTTGATGTAGACGTCGCTTTGTGTGATCTGGCCGATTTTACGTGCCATGGGTCAGGTCTCCTGTCAGGCCGCGAGCGAAAGCGCGTCGGAAATGAACTTCGTGTCGACGTAGCTATCGACGGTGAGGCGTTCCATGAGGGAGGTCGGATGGCATTCGAGCTTGTAGAAGAAGCGCCCGTCCGCGATCTGCTCGGCCGTGTTCTTCACCGTATCGAAGCGGAACGTCGCACCGTAGAACACGCCATCGCCGATCTTGGCGCGCAGATAGGCGTTCACGCCTTCTTCTGCCGTTTCGATGTTCTGGCGCGTGCCGAGCCGGTCCACGTAGTTCATGAGGTAAAAGATGATCGCCTCATGCGTCATGTCGAGAATGCGGCGCGCATGGATGAAGTTCTCGACGTGGCTGGACGTCGGGAATGCAGCCGAGCGGTTGCCGAAGGTGCGGTAGCCGGTGGCAAAAGAGCGCATCGCCGTAACAATGCCGGCCTCGTTGAGGAAGTTCGTGTCGTTCTGGTAGTCGGAGGGGTAGAAGTTGATCGGCACTTCCAGATCGACCACACCCTTGATTTCCCGGTTAGACGGGCTGTGATGCCAGCCCTCTTCGAGATCGGTGGCGATGATGACGCCGGCCAGACGCGCCGAAAGCGGATCGAGGCGGGTTTCCGCTGCGCCGGTCACATCAGCGATCACGACATGCGGATAGGTCAGCACTGTGCGGGCGCTCGACGTGTTGGCCGTGCCGGTCGCACCGCGCGCTTCCACCGACTGCTGTTTGGTCAGGCCGAGCGGCAGATCGGCAATGGCGATGGCGTGCAGGCGGTTGGCCACCACGTCCATTTCCGCGCGCACGGTCGGCGTCGGTGAGAAGCCGGGCGCGATGATGAGCTTCGGGAAATAGCCGAACTTGTTGTAGCACTCGTAGGCACCGGAGAAGCCGGTAGCCAGACCGGCCGGCGTGATCGTACCGTTAAGCTCGGCCGTGGTCACTTTCGACGGGTCCGGCGTGGCGCCTTCCTTGTGGACGTCCGGATCGAACACGTTATTGACGATGATCGTACCGCCGTCGCCCTGGTCAAAGATAGCGTCCAGCGCGGCGGGGATCGTGTAGCCCGCCTTATGCTCACCGAAGGCCGCAGCCCCTTCTGCCCGCGAACGGACGATGATGCGCTTGTTGATGAACTCAGCGCGGGCCAGCGTGGTCGTGTGGACGTCCTGAATGGGTGCAGTCCCGTTGACATACGTGACCGCCGACTTGACGTCACGAACGACCGTCACGCCGTCCTTGTGCTCGATGACCTCGGGACCGTGGTGAAATGTTGACGCCATGCTCAGGCTCCTTCGGTAGTTTCAGCCGGCGCGGCGTCGTCGGTCTCGGCGACCAGGACACGGCGGGCAATGAGGTTGGCGACGGTGGGATGATCTTCCGGCAGGTCGGTGTAAGACGTGCCGGGGTGAAGCATCCGGGTCTTCTCGCCCACGATGTCGAGCGGCGTGACCGGGCCGGTGTAGCGGTAGGATTTGCGGTTCTGGGGCTGTTTTGCCATGTCCTCTTTCCCTTCAGGTGGAAATGGCCGGCCGCATCAGCGGCGCGGGTTGCTGGGTCTGGTGACGGGCGACGGCGGGAGCCGGCAGCGCGATGCGGATTTCCCAGCGCCAGACGCCGTCCTTTTCCTCAATGAGCTGATCGCGCGTCATGACGGCCGGACCTGCACCGGCGAAGGCGCGGCCCTGGACGGCAAGGCGGATGTCTTCGAGGTGCAGATAGGCACCGCCTTCGCCGCGCAATGATCGGCAGAGCAGCACCAGCGCCCATTCCATTGACCGCGTCTGGGCGGTGTTGGCCGGGCCTTTCGGCAGGGCAAAGCGCGATCCGGCGTAATGGATCAGCAGCGCGGCCGGCAGGTTGGCGAAATCGAACAGTTTCGGATCGTTGGGGAAAACCGTAACCAGGCACTGGCCCGAGACATTCTCCTTCAGCACGGTTTCTAACGCGGTATCGACCTTCTCGATGAAGGAAGGATCGCGAACGGTGCGCAGGCTTTCCGTCATGTCCGCCACCCCGCAAGGATGGAGGGCACCGGCGACGGCGGAATGATCGAGGCAACTTTTGAAGCGCCGGCCTCTCCGTTTGGAGCCTCACCGCCAATCGGCAACTCGAACTTGCCCGTAGCGACGGACTTGAGGTTCGCCAGCGCATCGTCATGGCGCTTCTGCACTTCGGCGGAAACCTGCCCCTGACCGCCCGAACGCGAACGCAGCCGATAACGGGTCAGATCGGAGATCAGCCCTTTGACAAGGTTGGGCGTTGCTTCGGGGGTCAGGGTCTCGATGACCGGATAGCGCGAGCGCGCGTAACCGATCAGCAAATCTTCGCTGTAGGAAATCGCTTCCTCGATCTTGGGCAGGTCGAGGGTCCGGCCCTCAGGCCGGTTCAGGTTGCCAATGCCCGCGATCTGGATCAGTTCGTCCAGGCCGACGGCAGCGGTAAAATCCTCGACGGTCAGGAAGCGGGGCACAGCGTTACTCCTCGCCCGGCAGCGTCACCCGCGCCGGTTTGAAGATAGCGCGGTTCACCGCCATGAAGCCCTGCTCGATCTGGGTCCGGCCGATGGCAAGCCAGCGCTTGTCAACGTCGGGATCGACGCCGAGTTCGTCCAGGACGCGCAGGATGCGTTCTTCCAGATGCTTGTTCGTGGTCACACGGGTGACAGCGTCGTCGCCCTGCGGACGATAGCCGGGGACCGGCAGACTGGCATTCAGCTTGGGTTCGGGCATCGCAAAACTCTAACGGTTGGGAAAGGGTGCCGGGCGGCGGAAGAGAGGAGCGCCGCCCGGCGTTAGGGCTGACGAGTGGGGCCGTCAGTCCTTGGAGGTAGCCGGCTTCTTGCCGGCCTTCTGGGTATTGGTTGTGTCCTCGGCGGCTTCTTCCGCCGCGACGCCTCGGGAGGTGATGATTTCCTCAAGTTCCGCGATGCGGTTGTTGGCGGTGGAAAGCTGTTTTTCCAGTTCAGCCCGCGCGTTGGCCTCAGTCGTGAGGCTGGCGGTCAGGTTCTCGATGTCGGCTTTGGCGTGGGCTGTGTGATCTTCCGCATCGGTCAGCGCCTTCGAGAGCGTATCGAGGTTGACCTTGTAGTTGGTCTCGACGTGCTGCATCGCGCGGGCGACAAGCTCCTCCTTCTCCTTGAAAGAGGCTTCAAACTGCGCGATGCGCTCGTCCGCTTGCCGCTGGATTTCCGCGACGGCAGCGTCGAACTCGGAAGTGCCGACCGTTCCGCCGACTGCCTGGGACAAGGCCTGCGCCGCCGCCGGATCAATCGCACCCGATGCGGCAAGCTGGAGCGCCAGCGTGTGGCTGACAGTGACCGTCTTGCCGGGCAGTTCGTGCTTGCCGCCAATCTTGGCCGGGCTGGTCAGGGTGACGCTGATCTTCGGATCGTCCATCAGATGGCCCCTCCGGCGTTCTGGAACAGGAAGCCACCTTCGGCACCGACGAGCAGCGGACGGCGCTCGACCGTCGTCGGGTAAATCCACGATTTGGTCGAGCGGTCGTAGTAAGGCTCCTCGACCATGGGATAACCCATGAGTTCGTAGGTGTAGGCGTAGGCCGGCACCTGAAAGTTATCTCCCTCAAGCGGGACGTAAGCGAGGACTGCATCCTCACCCCACACGTCGTTCGCCATCTCCGCGTCAGACGCTGTCTCCGGCAGGTAGACGGCAGCACCGACAACGACCTTGGAAAGCTCGAAATACGCGGCGAGCATCTCGTTGGTGATGCTGTCTTTCGACGTGAACTTGAACTGTTCCTTGATCTTCGGATGGTTCTTGAGTGCATTGCCTGCATCGGGGCCGAGCGCGAAGGTGTTCGGATAACGGCCGGTCGAACGGCGGATTGCCTCCTTCCCGGCGTCCACATCGGCCTTCGGATCGCTGTCCGGGTGTTTCCAGCGGTCAGCGCCAACGAGCGCCAGCTTATGGTTGGCGTCATACTTCGCGGGATCGCGGGCAAGGGCGGCGGCGGCGATCTCCAGATTGAGGTCCAGAACATCGAGCACCATGTTGACCGCGCCTGCGCCGAGATTGATCCCCGGCACCTTTTCGGCTTCCTGCTGGTGTTCGACCGGCACAATGCCTTCAAGGCTGTCTTGCTCCAGCGAAACCGCGCCGGCTGCATAGCCATACTGGACACGCTTGGTGGCCGCGCCCGGCGCACGGCGGGTGTTCAGCTTGCGAAATGCTTCCTTGCCGAAGGCGATAACCTGCATCGAACGCGACGGGATCGAAACGCGCGGAAACAGGGTGGAGGAAATGAAGGTCGAATTCCGGTAGCCACGCGCATGCGTGGACAGGATCGGATTGACGACAGCGGCGGTTTTGCTGTTCAGAACGGTCATGGAGCGGCCTTTTTAACGGATGATGAAATCGACGAACGCGCCATCGGCCGCGTCGGTGAGCGCCTGGGCGAAGGCATTGACGGACGCACCGGACGCAGCCTTCACGCCACCGGCTGCGGCGGTGATCAGCTTCTGACCCTTCGTGATGGCACCGCGTGCGCGAACCCGTCCCGTGCCGATCATCATGCCGGCGACGGCCATGCCGATCTCGGTGGCCGGGTTCTGCGCCATGGCCTTAACGGCCACGTCATCGGCGGTGATTTTCGCGTCGTTGAAATCAACGAAGTCGAAGGCTTCGAACGTCGTGGTGGCGAGCAGTGTCTCGCTGAGAACCGAATGAAAATGCTGCATGGTGTGATCCTCCGGTGTCAGGAAACAGCGCGAACGGCGTCGAGGTAAGCCGTACCGGGATGCGCAAGCTGGTAGGCTTCGGCCTTCCGATGCATTTCGAGCGCAACCGGATCGACAAGCTTGCCGTCGGCTGCGAAGGAGACAGTCCCGCTGCCCTCAACCGGATCGCGGCCGAGATCGAGCGCCCCGAAGGAAACCACCTTCGGCTGGGCGGCGAGCAGATCGCGAAGCGCCTGGGCGACCGGCACGGCGGCTTCACCAGCCGCGAAGGACACGGAGGTTTCAGCCGGCACGGCGTTCAGGAGGATCACGAGTTTGTCCTTCGACGCGGGCGGAAGTTTGCCGTCCTGGACAAGGCTTTCCGCAAAAGAGACGTTTGCGGCATGGGCGATTTCGGCTTCGCGCTGCTTCAGCTTCGCCTCGCGGGCAGAAACATCGGCTTCGCGGGCGGCGAACTCCGGATTGGGCGTGGTCACGGCAGGAGGCTCCTTTTTCGTGGGTTCAGGGGGCTTCGGGGCGGAAAACGTGGGCTCGTCGCGCTCGCTGCGGATCTCGGTTTCGGCCAGCCATTCGAGGCGGTAGGCGGGCAAGGCCTTGTCGGCATCTTCCATGCCGAACTTCTCGATGAAGAATTCGCGCAGTGACCGCAGGAGGGAGGCGGTCTCCTCGAAACCGCGCTCGCCGAACTCAGCCGAGAACGTCGCGGGCGTGGCGGCGGCCGAGAACTGGACGTTCTTCAGCCCGGCGACGGCGGGGGCAGCCGCGCCGAGGAAGCCGATATGGCGGGGATACCATTGCCCAGGCACCGGATTGGCGGCATCCTCCGGGCGAAAAAAGGAAAGCGAGACCTTCTTGTAACGGCCGGCCTTCACCGCCTCCGAAAATGCCGGATCAATCTCGCCAACCGTTGCATAAAGCCGGTCGGCAGAGGCGTCGTAGTCGAACGACTTCGCCCAGGCATAAGCCGGCGCATCCGTCTTGGGGTGACCGACGACAACGGGGGCCGGCGCGGTCTCCGGGTCGTAGGCGTCGGCCAGCGCCTTCAGATCGGCGGCGGAATAGGTGAGCGATCCACCTTCCATCGGCGTGAAGGTGCCGGTGCGAAAAACTTCGATGCGGGCGGTTTCGGTGGCGGTCATGTCGGCTCCGGAAATCATCTGGAGCGACCATGCGGCCGGCTGAAAACGAAAATGGCCGGACACGATGTCCGGCCAGTTCCGTTGCTTCTGCGAGGGCACCATGCGTCAGGTCGGCAGATGTTTCAAGCCCCCGTCGCAATCTGCACCCCGGACGCGCCGCCCGATAGCCCCGCTTTCGATTTCTAACGCGGTTCTAACGGGGCTCGATCCAAAATCCGCTATCGTCGGCCATCGCGACCCTCCTCGCGCGTCAGCGGGCCGGAAATTCAAAGGCTCATTCGACCGATAGCCAGTCTTCCGCGATGGCGAAGATTTCGGTCTCGTCGTCAGCAGAAAGACCGAGGATCGGGCGGGCCGGAATAACCGCGCCCTTCATATAGCCCTTCGATTCTCCACCGAAATGCATCATGGCAGCTTGCACGGCCGCGCTGCCGACGCGCACCTCCGTATCTGAAGCCTCGTAGTTAAACGACCCCCGAAGCGTGCCGGTCACCCGAAGGATCGGCGTCGGACCGTGGCCTGCCGCCTCACGTCGCTCGACGGTGACCGACGAAATGGTTGCCCAGGGCGAACCATCCGGGGCCTGCTCCTTATCGAAATTGTCGCCAACGGAATTCAGCAGATGCTCACCGACATTAACGTAGAAGCCGCGCGGGCGCTCCATTCGGTCGATTAGTTCTGCCAGCTTCGCCCGCATGTCGGCGTCGTCAATGGTCGTCTTGTAGCTGATACCGGTCATTGGCTTTCCATCGCGAAAGGACTATATTGCTCTTGTCAGCGAGCGAGACCGGCGATGGTCACGCCAGTTCGCAGGCATAAAGGCCGGATCGCCCCGGCCTTTTACTTTTTAGGACGTTTGTAAACGAGCTTGCCGACGCGACGCTTCTCCAGCGCGTTAAAATCTGCCTCGCCCTTTTTGTCCGTGAAATCGAAACTCGTCACCGCGTCCCAGAAGCGTTCGCCGATCTCGAACACGATCTGAACGGCGGTCTTTGGATCGACGCGGATGTAACGGCGGTCAACGATGAGGTCACCGCTTTCTACCTTGCGGGCAACGCCCATCCAGATTTCGTCCGGATCGATCAGTGCTTCGGCCATCATCGCGAGGACGCGGTGGCGGTTACGCTTCAATGCCTTGAACGCGCCCTCCCGATTGCGAAACAGAAGATCAGAAACAGGAACGCGGGTGCCCGTCGCATCTTCGAACAGGACGGCCTTGCCGATATCTGCGCCGAACGGTTCAAGGAACGCGCGGACGTATTCCTCCGCCTCAAGGCCATCCTCGAGCAGCTTCGCCTGGAACGGTTTCGCGGCCTTCAGGAGATCGTCCAGCGGCTCGGCCTCGTCAATCGCAACGGCCATACGAGGATTGTCGAGCAGTTCACGCCCTTCATCCATCAAGCTGGAGGGCGTGAGGCCCCGTTCCCACAAATCGCCCGGCATGTAGTCCCAGCCGATACCGACGCCCTGCGGCTGCTCGATCAGCTTGCCGGAAATGGGATCGATGACCGGTTCCATCAGTTCTTCCGGGGTTTCGTCCAGCTTGTCCTTGCCCATCCGCTTCATGTCACGCCAAGACAGCGAACGGACACCACACGAACAAAACCAGCCGTTCGGCGGGAAATAGCGCTGCCACCACGGATCATCGTGGGCAAGGCACCGTCCGTCGAAGCGGACGTGTTCGGGACGAGGCGAACGCGGCGTGCGGGTCTCGCCGTGGCGATACTGCCAGATCGGTCGCAGCTTCAGCACGTCCGGATCGCGCATCTGCTTCAGGCGGCCTGCCATGTGGGACGTGCGCAGGTTGGTCTCGAAAATCACACGGGTGCGCCAACCGCGCTCGCCCTTATACGACCAGCCGTAGCGCGCGACGATCTGATCAAAATCGTCGCGGAACCGTTCGAGCGTATGTCCTTTCTCCATCGCCTCGGCAATTGCCGTCTGGAAATCGGAGAGCATGTCGATATCGGTTGCGCCGGCAATAACGAAGGCGCGGTCGTGGACCCCGCGCATGGCATCCGTCCAGACCTTCGTAGGCTTCGCGCGCTTTTGGCGGAAGAAGTCGATCTGCTCCTTGAACGGCTGGTTGAACACGTCCGGATCGGCAAAGCTCACCTCGTCTTCACCGTCGAGGAAAGCAGCCTCGCGCCCCTGAAGGGCGGAAAGCTCCAGCGCATCGCCGAGCAGAAGGCCGAGCGTTTCGGATGACCATTTTGCGCCGAGTACGAGAACCGCACGCGCTGCGGCCGGCAGATCGGCTGCGCCATCGATGGCGTTTCGAACCGCCTTCAAACGCCGCTCGAAATGGCCTTGCGCGAGATCCTCGACGCGATCCGTCAGGTCGTTGACGGGATCGGGTTCGGCAAAGCCTACTGAGCTACGGTGTTTTTTTTTACGTCAAGCGGGCCGAACAGCGCCGCAAAGGCGGGATTTTCCTGCGCGAGCTTGCGCATGTCGCGGGCGCGCTTGTCACCCGCCATGAAGGCGAAACGCGCCTCCACAAGCCGATCAATAGCGGTGTCCGAAAGCGCATGCGTCAGATCGAACGACACGATGAACTCACGGGCGGCATCGTCGTCGTCGAACATGGCAGCGGTCGAGACGATCTCGACCAGGGCGGAATGCTCGGAGGTTGCCGCCTCGGCCTTGGCCTTGCGGGTTTCGGCCTTGGCCGTCTCGTTGGACGGACGCACGCGCCACACGCGTGGCACGGCAGCGCCGGGGAAATTGTACTCGATCAACCAGGTGCAAAGCGTCTCGTAAAGCGTGTCGGAGAGATGATCCGCATCGCTGTCCACCAGCAGATCGAGCATGCCGGCGTGGGTTTCCGCCGCTGCCTTCGATCCGGCAGAGCCGATATCGGTGGTCAGGGTCTCGCCGAGAATGCAGATGGAAATCTGCTTGTCCCAATATTCGAGCCACTCCTTGTATGAAACCGATCCAGAGCGTGCCGCTTCCAGAAACTTCACGTCGGTTCCCATCGGCACGGTCAGCGCCGCCGAGCTGCGCACGCTGGCGAGATCGTTGAGCAGTTTATTCTGCTCTTCGGTCAGCATTCCATACGGGGTTTGCGCCACCACCGTCGGGCCTGCGAACTTGTCGAGGAAGTGCAGCCAGAAGGCCACGCCCTCACGCTTGAACAGGACAGCCCAGAACAACTGGTGACCGAGGCCAAGGCCGTAAGGATTGTTGCCGACGACGCCATGACGATGGACGATGAACTTCCGCTCCGGAAGCTCGATGCCATCGGTCATGTTCGTCCAGGTGCGTAGACGCGGCTTCCAGTCTTCACCGAAAGCAAAGCGCCGCTGGTCATGGCTGACGATCTTTTCCGGCTTGATGCGATTGTCGTCGCGCGTCCAGACGATTTCCGAGACCGAAAATCCCTTCAGCAGCGCACCGCCTGAAAGGTCTTCGGAGGTTCGGTCAAACGGCAGGCCGTTAAAAACGCCTTTGACGAATTCAGCCGCCTCGATGTCAATCGGCCGGTCACCGCCCGCCTCAACCTCCCACTCACGCGCCACAAGCTGTTTGTTGCGCTTGGTCAGGCAGGCACCGGCCCAGAGATCGCGCTTGATCTCGTCATAAATTTTGAGACCCTTGCCGCCACCGCGCGAAATCAGCGTGTCGTCGGCATGCTGAAGCGCACCGTTATAAAACGGGATGGTGATGTCGTTTCTAACGTTGGCGACCAGCGTGCGGGCATCGGCCGGCAGGTTCTTGCGATCCACCGGGTGGGCTGCGTAGGAGGCTTTCTTCTTCGTGCGGCGGCTCATAGACGGTAGTCTCCAAGGCGGGCGGGTCCGGAGGCGGCGGCGACGGTCTGGATACCGCTACCCGCCGATCCGGCACGGCCACCGCCATAAATCAGGGTGTTCTGCCAGAGCATGTCGAGGGCATCGGGGCCGTCGTCATGGTCCGCATCCGGCCATTGCTGAAGCTGGTCGATCAGTGTCGTCTGGGTGGGATTGAGGCGGATCAGGCCAGCCGCAATCGGCGGCTGAAGCCGCTCGATGCGCAAATCCTTGTCGGTCGATGGCGTGATCGGAACGGCCGACACGCCGACGCCCTTTTTCGCGGCTTCACTCATCAGCGTGGTGCGCAGGAACTCCTGGAACTGGACCGCCTCAACGAACCAAAGCACGCAGCGATATTTTCGCTGCATTTCGATGACGTCCGAAATGATGATGTCTGGCAGACGACGGCGGATCGAGGCTTCCAGCAGGTCCATGGTACCGTGAAGGCGATTGTAGCCACCGACCAGAATAGCCGATGGATCGCGGCCTTTGCTCTTCTTCCCAAGCGATGGGTCCACAGCACCGAAAGGCACGAGGTCGGGAATTCGCAGCGTCCAGAAGGTCAGGTGCGCAAACGGACTACCGGCCGAGATCGGCTTGTTCTGGTATTCGGTGGCAAAGCTGTCATGGTCGGCCGCGCGCTCCAGCATCAACCAGACAAGCGGCTGCATCGCCGGCCAGTTGACGACAGCGCCGGCGTCCATCTCCGCCTTGTGAGCGGCATAGAAGGCGCGGGCCTCGTCCTCGCCGTCATTATGGAAATGCTCTTCGAACTTGTCCCAGAGGTCCATCCGGTCGGGCCATTTCATGATGGCCTGGAACTCGTGAACCTTCCAGACAGGCGACTTCGCGGCGCGGACCAGAACCGCGTCATAATGCAGGACCGTGCCGACCCAGATCACATCCATGGAGCCGTCAGGCGGGCCGACCTTCAGCGCCGCGCGCTTGATCCACGTTTCCAGCTTCTTGCGCTGGTCAGGCGAGCGCACCTGTTCGTCGTTCTCAAGATCATCGAAAAACATGAGGTCAGGGCGATGCG